GAAAAACTGAACTGCCACCTTGTGCATTAGATGGTGCACCAGCACCGCCAGCTCCAACAGTTATTGGATACCCTTGAGCAGAAACAGGTAGACCAGCAGGAGCATTTAATGGTGAAGCTGTGTAGGGATCATCAGATGGTTTACCCTCTCGAAAACCACCAGCGCCACCACCACCAGCTCCTCTACTTCCAGCGTTACCACCACCTCCTCCTCCAGCTAATACTAAGTATGCAACTGAGTTACTGCCAGCAGCATTGCCCGCATCGGAAACAGTGAAAGTACCACTTGAAGTAAACGTATGTATCTTAAAATCACCAGAGGTTGTAATAGTGCCACCAGTGGCAGTTACATACTGTTTGTTTTGTAAATCACCAACATTAGATTCTTGTACATATAACCAGCCTTTAGTTGAATCAATATACACCAACACCACACTTGCTCTGTTTGTGCTAAGTATTGAATCGACTGCATTACCTTGAATGTTTGATCCGTTTCTTGCTATCGTTAAATTGTTTGTTGCAAACGTAGCTGTATAATCTTTAAACGCAACAATGTCGCCTGCGCTTGGGGAAGAGGGTAATGTTGCTGTAATCGTTGAACTAGAAGTGTCAATAAAATAACCTTCTGTTGATACAGCAGTAAAATCTGCTGTCTTTTTTGTTGTCTGCCAAGTAATGTTAGTTCCAAATCCAGAAGCCGTTCCATCTACAGTTAACGACGCTCCTGAAGGTATGGTAAAGGTGTCACCTGAGTCACCCATCGTGAAAGAGGTTCCCGTTGCAGGGGAAATTTTATTTGTTTTTACCTCTGACATTATATTATTACTAAATTACCTGTTACTGTCTGTGTCCCTGTTACTGTCACAGGACCTGCTAAAACTCCTGAGTCTATTGTTTGATCATCACTTAATGTTGAATTGTGCGTTGTTACATATGTAGTTGCTGACATAGAAGCAGATGGTGCTTTTGATGCTGGGTATGTACAAAATACATCTTTCGTGCCAGCAGATAAGTTTACAGCTGAGTCACTATTAGAACTTGATATGATTGTATCTCTTGACAAAGTATCAGGTGAAGCATCTGTGACAGTTCCTATTCCTACTTCAAACTCATTAGCTGTTTGATGTGAAATACAATAAAAACATGTATTGGTTGTACCAATACCTGCTACAAAAGTTTCAAACGTATCCGCTGCTCCAGCCAAATTAATTGTGCCAGTGCCAGTCGAAGTGGTTGTTTCTTTTACTCTGTCATTTAGGACAAAAGCCATAGAGCTTCCTCCTTACGATATTCTTATAATAGCGTCACTAGTATTTGCTGCTGGAAACTGTACAGTAAATGTACCGTTACTTGCAGTAAAATCACCACCAAATGCTAAAATACAAACACAGTTTGTAGTACCAGATCCACCATCAGTAGTTGTATTGTAAATCATAGCTCCATTAGCTGTAAAACTAGCTGATGTGAATTCTGCATCTGCAAAATCTACAAAAGCTGTAGTAGCTGATGAAGAGCTTGTGACACCATTTCTAGTTAATACTTTACCACCTGCGGTATAAGCTGATCCTGATGTGTTAGTTATTTCGTTTGATGTGCTGTAACCTGTAGTCGTTGCACCTAAGCTTGCTGAAGATGTGTACAAAGCTAACTTAAATGTATGACCGCCAGACGCAGCAAAGTCATGCTTTCCTTCCAACAATTCACCTTTGAAAGTGTTGCATATAGCTGATGTAATTGCCATTTTGTCTCCTTATGGTTGTTTCGAGTCTAGAGGAAAACGAAGAACACCATCATAGTATTCATCACGTCTTCTTCTGCCTTGTTGTTCAATTTGCAAGCCTTGTAATGCTTGTTGATAGCCCTGTTCATAGTATTGCAACATATTGTCTGGACCTTTAAGAAATCTAAATGCCTCACAAAGTGCTGCATAAAGAATAACCTTCGGCGCATTTGTGCCCACCCAAGTTGTAGTATTAGATGAGGACAATCCTGTTGGTTGCTTGTTCAAAGCTAATTCAATATTATATGCTGAATTTGGAGTGGGTGCAAGATATAAGGTGTCTTGATCCCACATTGCATAATATTTTGGTTTTCCTTGAGTATCTCTGTTTGGCCAGTACTCATTCATGAATGTAATGTCTTTTTGTTCCAAGTAGTCTCGAGTTGGACTAGCTGCCGTATAAATCTGTGCAGATCTTACAAAGGCAATATTATCAGTATTTGCACCCGGTAAAGAAACAAAAGGATTTCCTGCTGTTAAAGTAGCAAATTGATAAGATCTAAATATATCAAGGTCGACTTCTCTAAATATTCTTTTTTCTGCATGCTCTATAAAATCATTAACTATAGTGTCACTTAAAACATCAGAAGTCGTTTCTGTATAATCTCTTATTTGTGTTACTAATTCCGAATATGTTGTCATGATATAACTACCGTTGGACTACCTACAGAACTTTGCATTTTTATATCTTTGTTCTGTGTTTCTGGTTGCATAGTATTAACTATAACAGTTTCAAATGCACCTGGTGCAGGTATTGGATTAAATTGTGAAACACTTTGGGTTACAACTCCGAACAAATTTTTTGCAACTAAATTAATTCCTAAATCCACTGTGGCACTTATAATTTGTGGTTTCGCATTTTGTAAAGATTGAGGATCATTAGGGTGATATTTAGGATCAAGTTGAGGATGTTTAGCTTCAAACTCTGTATAATGAACTGTAGAGCCATTCCATTCTTTAACCATTTCTGTATATGGAAAAGCTAAACCAGATCTATCTGATATTCTTTTAGCAAATTTTCCAACTGCATACTTTGCCATTAATAACCCCCAGAAGAAAAATAACTTTGTGGTGTTAAGTAAACACTGGTTCTTTGACCATCCTCGTCAGCAGCTCTTTTAAATTCATCTTCATATAATAATTTTAAAGCTTGCATTCTCTCTGGTGCTTTTTTCATAGATATGTAATAAGCTAAACCGGCTACAAGACATGGAAGAAATCGAAATGGAATCTCAGAATTATTTGTGTAATCGCCTGAGTCAGACATACGAACAAGAGCGTAATATATTAGAGTGTAGGCTTGATCTGCTGCCGGATATAGATATAGTGTTGGGTTTATCGTACGTTCAAAATAGTATTGAGTTGGTCTTCCGCTGGTCGTTTTAACTGTATAATTCCAATATTGCGCTCTAGCTATTGCTGTTGTTGAATAGTCATTATTACTTGAATCTCTTATAATTAAATCTGTGACATCAATTATTTGTGATGAATCATCTGCACCTGAACCAAATAAATTGGTGCCTGTTAAACTGGTAGTATCTGCGGCTAAAGTTTTTTCTTGTTTCTTCACTGTCCATAAATTTATCCCTCTGTTAGCCCATTCAGCTAACATCAAATTAAGAGAACGTTTTGCAGTTTGCAAATCATATCCATTACGTATTTGCAAACCACAACGTTCATATGCTTCCTGACATATTTGATCTATTGATAGATCGAAGCTAGCTGTTGAAGCGTAGGTAGGCATTATCCTCTTTTCTTACCTTTTTTCTTAACTTTTTTCTTTTTACCCTTCATGACTTTACCGCCACCTTTCATACCGATGACGTCTTTTTTCATCATACCACCACCACGCATTTTATTAATTGATTTTTTCTTCATTACCATTTTGGCCTCCGAATATTCGTTTATATGTTTTTTGTCTGGATACAACAACGTCTTGATAATATCCAGTTGGCCACAACTTATAGTAACCAATTCTGTGTAATTTATCAGAAGCTTGCTGTAATTGCGAGAACTTTTGTATTAACATCATCGAATATTCCAAGTCACTATCAACCACAGGCACCTCTCCAGAGGGAGTTACTAAGAACTCCTGTTCTTCTTCATTGGCAGGGTTTTTAGGGTGAAAACCCATAAAATATATATTTTTTGAATTATACCATTCATTGTAAGAATCTATTGTACTTTGAAATTCATCTAAAGTGTAGTTAAAGTATGGGTCGCAAAAAATAAGAATTTCATGTTTATTAAAATCTAGTTTGGTTAGATGCAAATTTAATTGAGATTTGTAAAATTTGTATTTTTTCTTTACTTCAACTATTACTTTTTTATCATCCCAAGTTTTTTTGGCAAAAGGACAAGCCGGAAAGCCTCCTAAATGCTTATTTGGTATTTCTAAAAAATGTTGACTCCACTTACGTACGTCTTTTTTTATTAGCTTTTCTAATTGCATTTTTTCCCCTCTTAAAAATATTTGCAACCTCTGACTTACCCATCACTTTAGCTCTTTGTTCACCAACAGTTAAAATTTGAATTTTTCTTGCAAAAGGTTTTTTAACTTTTTTAACTTTAGCCACAGTCCTCCTGGCATCAGTAGGAGTAGCAAACTTAATACCCACAGTATCACGTGGATTTTCATCAGTATAGAGGCGTCTTCCACTACCTTTCGGTTTTTTTCCTGTGCCTACTTTTGGATCTTTTCTTTTTTTTGACATTAAAAAATGCCTTTAAATCCAAATCCCCTTTGTGCACTTCCTGCTCTTCTTTCGTTAGTTATTAGACCTCCAACAGCTGCAAACGTTTTCACGTTTGTCGGTTTACCCCCAACACCTTGAGCTTTACTTCTTTTACGCTTAACTGCAGACCTTCTTTGGCTTTCTGTCATTCTAGACGCTTTAGCAGCTGGAACACATTTCGGATATTTTCTTTTTCTATCGGATTTTAGTTTTGATCGACCACATTTTTTGAAGCCTCCACCTTTTTTCTTTGCTCCAATATCAACCCAGTCTTGTTCAAACCACTTTGCTAATCCTTTGTGACCGGACATTATCTTTTTTTAGTTTTTTTTCTTTTGCTTGACATGACCGCTCCACAACCTTTTGCAATGCCACCTTGTTTAAAGTTTGAAACTTGTTTTCTTTGCTGTGAAACTTTATTAAAGTCTATTATTTCGCCACCTTTAGCTTTTCCAGCAGGTTTAGATCCTTTAAAATCTTTTCTTTTTACACCGCTAGGGTCTTTAATCTTACCAGCACATATTTTTGAAGCATAAGCATTCGCATAAGCGCTAGGATAAACTTTAAATTTTCTTTTAGCTGCAGCTTTACCTCTAGGACATAATTTTGTCATTTCTTCCTCGCTGTTTGTTTTGCTCTTGCAAAGTTAGCTGCAGTAGGTGCACCCTTTGCACCTTTCTTACGCATTTTGGCGCCACGTTTTCTTTTAGCATGAATGTTAGCGTATAAACCTTTTCTCACCCTTGCCCCCTATATTTAACATATTGGCGTCTTTTGTTTTTGTTCTTTGGCCTACTGCGTGAAGAACGCCCTATACTAGTCCTTTTTTTAACTGGTGTAAAGTATTCGTTAGAGGGTGTTTTAGCCATGTTACATTTGTGATAAAGGATTTTCTAATGCAAGTTTTATTCTATTCTCTACCTTTTCTTCTAGTTCAGTCATGGCTTGCTCCAACTTATCCGTTAATAATTCCATGTCTTCCTGAATGTCCTTCGTGGTTTGTCTTAACTCCTGGTTGGTTTCTCTCGAATCTTCTTTAACTAATTGTTCAACATCATTAACAACTTTTTCAATCCGTCTTACATCTTGACGTAGATCGTTCTTCAATTCATTAGCTACATCACTGACCAGTCTAATCTCTGACATAATCATTTCCATTTCTTGCATAATCATATTCACTTCTGTTTGTATTAGGTCAGTCTTGCTGTCCATCTCTTCTTTTGTTAAGTCTATTCTTTTATCAAAGCCAGATAAGTCTGGTGCAACATATTCTTGTATTTGTTCTTTCATCGTAAGATAATCTTTGTAAAATTCAAAACCACCCCACAATCCACCACCTAATGTGGTTAAAGCTGTTAAGATAACAAAGATCTTCCCGCCTTTGAACTTTAAACCCGCAAATTCAACCTCTGCCATCGCTATTCCAAATCCGTCTGCCATTGTTGCATAATCATTTCATCCATTTTAACATTACTTCCACCAAATAAAAACCATTGAGCTGTGTTATTATTCTGTAGTTCTGCATCTGGTATCATATAGTCAGTAAAGAAGTCTAATCTATCCTCTAATTGTTTTTGTGATTCGAAAAAAGATTTAGTATCTCCTAACACTTGCATCACGATTAATGTTTTTAACTGATTTGTTGAGTCATATCTACCCTTATCACCCATCTTCTTTACAATTTTCTTAGCAGCTTTTTCTTTTTTAGATTCTGGTTTTTTTACAGGTTCCTCTTCGGCTTCACTCTTATCTTCTGGTTCTTCCATATCCTCTGGTTGCTCCTCATCTGCCTCAGTCTCCTGAATGCTCTCTTCCGATTCAGACTCCTCTTCCGCATTACTTTCAACTTCTGTAGAATCTTCTTCAGTC